GGGCGGGTATCGACGGCAGAGCTGCCGAGCGAGTTCTCGGCGTAGCCAGGCGGACGCTGCGACGCGTCCATCTTGCCCTCAGCGGAGTTCGACTCCGCGTTGCCCTTGTCACCGCCCTCGATGGTCGAGCCTTCAGCGGCCTTCTCCATCAAGTGGATGACGTGGGCATGGGCGAGCTTGCCGAGGTCCTCGACGGAAGCAACCTTCATCGTGACCGCGGCGGCCTTGTAGCCCTTCGCGACGAGGTGTTCCGATGCTTCGATGACGGCGTTGGCGATCTTCAACGCGACTTCGCGTGTCATGTTGTGCGGATCGAAATCCGCACGATCGCCAATGAAGTCCGCGATCTTGGCCGCGGAATCCTCGTCGGGAAACGCAACATGACCGCTTTGGATCAGCGCGTTTGTGACGCCTCGAACGTATGCGTTCTTGAACATGTTGTCGTCTCCTCGAGCCGTCTGAAAGCGGTTGTTTAGCTGCAAAATGGTAGGCCAAAACCCTCGGTTACACAAATCAACCGAGGACGTTTGCCTTACTAGCGCCACTTGCGACCGGTGCAGTCGGGGGTGTCGCAGGCTTCGGCATTACAGACGGCATAGCGGTTGCCGAAGACTGTGCAGGGTTGAGCGTTGGGTTATACCCCGCCGCACCCCTAATCATGTTCGCGATTTTTACATCTCGAACACAAAAATGATTGAGCGCCGTCCTGACGCCCTCGTCATACGATTTCTTGAGGGTCACTGGTAAACCCCTTGCCCGTACATCAACGGGTCGAGTTGCTGTGGTTCTGGTGTGCTGCCAAATACGCGACCTACCCCTTTACCAAGGGAAGCCCCTGCGCGTGCAACAAGAGGCGCGCCGAGGGCTCCTACGGCGGAAAAACCGAAGCCCATGCCGGCAGCGCTCCCAAGTGCGCTGAGGGTGTTGGACAAACGACCTTCGTTGGGGTCGCCGCCCTCGCCCTTCATCGCTTTGTAGACGCCATACCCAGACGCAGCGGTTCCTGCTCGACTGAGCCATCCCATCGCCTGCGGCAATCGCTCACCGGCGGGACCCTTAGCTACGGAAGGCCAGAACGCAGCCACCGGGTTCATGACACCACCGCGGCGGAAGGTGCCCATCCCCTCGCGATACGCTTTGATGGGGTTGCCGAACAAAACCTGAGGAATGGTTGACGCTGCGTTCCATGCGCGACGGCCAAAGTTAGTAACGCCCACAGGCATCGCTTCTTTGATACCGAAGCGGTCACACGCTTCTTTCATGCCGGCGCGGTAGGCGTCTTCCAACATCAGTAGTGCCCTTCCGATCCTTCGCCGAATTCGGTTCCCGCAGCGTACGCCGGGACCGGGTGGGGTCCGTGTGTATCACTTACATCGCCCCGCCACGCGCCTTCAAGCAGAGACTGCTTGAGGTATCGGTGGCCCAGACGCGCCATCCAGTCTGGATTCAACAACGGCGTGCGGGACGCTGCGCGCATGATCGGAACGGCCCGAGGCCCGTTCTGCGCAACCGCCACCGTCTTTATCCCGTGCTTAACGAGCGTGTCGCGCACGGAACCTGTCAGGTGAGTTCCCGCCGTAAAGTGCAGCGTATTCGCTGCGAGTGTTTCGCCGATTGCATCGTCGACAGGCAGTTGCTTTTGATGCAACGCCAACGCGGCAGAGAAACGATTGTAGTTGACGATATCGCCCTTGATGAACCCATGGGCGTCGTCTTCCCCTGGGTCTTCGATCGACACGTGATTGAGCACCGAACGCGCCAGGGTTTCGATATGGCGTCGGTCGATGTCCGCACCAGACCTCTTGTAGACGTCGTGAAGCGTATCGACGAGGTACCGCCGCCCCTCTCCGAGCCCTTTGTGCTTCACGATCTCGTCAGGTTTGGGCACGCCATTCGAAAGCGTATCGCCCGCTTCCACGTGCTTGCCGTTGGTGACCGTGACGCGCAGGTCCGGCGGTACGTAGTGACGGGTCTGATCGACCCAGACGTAGTTTCCGCCTTGGGGTGCGGGCTCTATGCGAGCCACTGTTCCCGCGTGGTCCGCGAGTGTCGCTTTGTGGAGAAACGACTCGGGGACCTCGAGGACCTGGCGCACGCCCTTGATACCTTCGGGTCGCTTCACGTGGTCGTCGGTGGTCGTGATACGCCCGCCGTGTTTGGCATTGAGTGAAAACTGGGTAAGAGGTTCGGACAATGCCTGCGCCGCACGCATGCCAACGTTCGTGCCGATAGAGTGTACGTGTCCGGTCGATGACAAGCCTTGGCAGCGCTGGCAGATGCCGTGCGGTGCTTCACACGTCATAGGCGATCGAACGATGAGCATCGCCTCGCCCAGGTGCTGAAGCGTCTGGGGGGTCAGCAACGTGCCGGCTGTAACGCCATTCACGGGCTTTGCGAGATAGCGATCGACCGCGTGTGCATCCCGTGCGCTCATGGCGACGCCGTTGGACGTCTTGCAGTCAGGCATCGAGATGAGCTTGTCGCCCATGTTGTTGACGAGGATCTTGGCGAGGTCACCCGGTTCGACGACGGAGATGTTCGACTTGATCGCGTTTATACGCGCTTCGTTGCCGGCGACCCACGCGTCGGACGGCTTCAACCCTTCGGCGTAAGAACGGGGAATGAACCACGGGACGATACGATCACGTTCGTCTCGCGCGAGGATAGGCGCACCAATGATGCGCATGAGCTGCGCAGCGTTGCCGCGACCGCCCGACCGCACCATCTCACCCATCGTGCCGGAGTTGTTCTTGGTGTGGCCGAGGACCGCGTTCTGTGCGTCGAGGAGAATCTTCTCCCGTTCATGCGGTTGCGCTTTGTTGAACTGCGCGTGGAACGGCGAAACGATCGCATCGCGTGTTTCGTAGTGCGGCGCGATGTCGTCGAGCCCTACGGAAATGCCCTCAAGTGTCGCGCATTCGTCGCCGAGCCGCTTGAGCTTGGTGACGATGTCCGGATATTTGTCGGGGTGTTTCTTCGCGATATCGACGAGGATCTCGTTGAGGCGCTGCTTCGTGAGCGTTCCACGGCCGCGATACTCCGCGGGTAGGATCGCGTCAACCATGTGTTCGCCGAGAGTCGCCACGGATTTTTTAGAAACGTCCTTGCGGCTGTTGGAGCTGTGCTTGCTCCTTCTTCTTGTTGCTCATGTGATTGAGCAGGCCGAGACCGCCCACGCCGGCCAGCGTAGGCGCGAGGGTCTTGAGGTTCCCTACTGCCTGAGAGCGGTGTGCCGCGCGCCCCAGTTCAAGGTGGCTTGGGTCCAAGCTTCCCTTGAAGTCAGGGCTGAGCCGTCCACCAAGTCCGCCACGTGCGTTGTTGACGAGAGACTTCGCGGCGCCCCACTGGCTTTGCCCGAATGCCTTTGCCCGCGGGATTACCGAGGACAAGAAGCTCGTGGGAGCCACAGCGGCGAGCTTCTCTGCGTCGACACCGAACCGATCGCACGCGGCAAGAGCACCTTCTGTTGCGGCCTTGGTAAGCATTAAACGGCTCCTTTACTTGCGTCCGTGGGGCTGCCCCAGAAAACAGGGCGGTCAACCGCCGTATGTTTTTGCTCCCCTGGAGGTGCTGGCAGGCTTAACGTCTGCAATATGTCCGCGAGCATCTCCGCAGGCTGCTCTGGCGATGCCTGCGGTTCGAGTGGCTCGCTGTTGGCTTCCTTGAGCGCCTTCACGCGCGGCTTGAACGCTGCGTCGAAACCGTGAAACTCCCGCTTGGGGATTTTGAGGCGGATCTCGTTTGCCGCTTCCTTGAGGCCGAACCTGGTGAGCGCCTCTGCGACGCCCTCGTCGTAGGCCTCTTTCACGATGGTGCTCACGTCGGAATTATAGGTGAACCGGCGCGAGTTTACTTGGCAATCTCGATCGTGTCCGCCAGGGAAATTTCCCCGCGGTGGTACGCGGCCAACGCGGTCTCCTTCGAAGCGAAGTGCTTTGTGACCTTGTCGGACTTGGCCCCTGTGGCGCGGTGGAGCCCGATGATGGCTTCCATGTCTGGTGCCACGTTCAACTGGCCGGGGCGCCGGTCATTGAATAGCAGGTGCGACAACGTCATCCGCTTGACGTCTTCGACCGCTCCGGGGGTCACAGGCGCGTGGATCTGCATTGCATCGCCATCGTAGTCTGCGTTCGTTCCCTTTTCAGCGAAGGGATTCAGCATCAACGTCTTGCCTGTCGTGATGCGGGGGAAGGCTCCGATGATGTTGAAGCGATGGAGCGATGGTGCACGGTTCACCATGACCGGACGTTCCTTCGCCTCGATAAGCAGTTCCTGTCGGGCGAGCGGCGCTTTCTCCTCCACCATCTTCTGTGCGTCCAGAGCCGTGTAGCCGCGCTTAACCAAACGCCCGATAACAAACTTTCCGAACATGCCCCATAGCATGTCTTCCGGGACGCCAATCTCGTCCATCGACAACGTCGGGTCAGGTGCGATGGTCGCGCGTCCTGAGATGTCTTGTTGTCGCTTCATCAACTTGCCCTGGAAGAATCCGCTTCCCGGGCGTGTACCCGTGATCATCGCGAGGTAGCCCTTGGCCTCGCGTTTCTCCGTGGTAGGGCTCACTGGATCACCCACACCGAATACGGCACTGATTGCGTCGTAGAGATGCTTGCGCGGCGCATGCAGTTCATTCGCGGGCAACACACCCTTTACCTCGTGAAGTTTGTCGTTGGCGAGGAAGGCGTCGCGGTAGAGGAGGTTGGCGTCGCCGACCTGCAGGCGGCCGTCCTTGAGGGGGAGGATGGGTCTGATGATCGGGGGCGTCACCGGAATCTTGGTGAGCACGTAAGCCAAGTCTGGCGACAGCTTCTGAGCCTGCAACGCATTGAGGTATTTGATCTGTTTGACAACGTCATCAAGGGCAGTGCCTTTGAGCGTTCGGCTTCGGTCACGCAACTCTTTCAAACGGAAGTCGACGTCGATACGTCCCAGCTCCTGTCGAAACCATGCGCCGCCGTGCCTGCTGTGCAGGTCCGTGAACTCTTTCTGGGTTAGCCCCAGGAGGCGCCGCACAGGCTCCTCGAACACGGGATTGACGAGCGGTTCGTGCAGCTCGACGTGCGACCACTTCGTTCCGCTCATCCCTCCTGTGGTCGCGGGATCAAACATGCCTCCTGTTTCAGGGTGCAGGTCCTTAGCGCGAATCATCTTGTGCGGCTCTTTGAGCGCTCCCGACGACATCTTCGCGATGTCGTTGTCCGTGAGGGGCCCGAGCGAAAGGCGCGACCCCTTCTTCGAGACTTTGACACCTGCGCCCTCGAGCATCGTGAGGAACTTGTTGTAGGCGAACGGGGTCTGCGGTGTCGGCGTCGGAAGGCCAAGCTGAATCGCGCGCCAGAATTCGTCGTTCTTCTGGCTCTTGAGAGACGCAGCTTCCTTCAACACGTTGCGCGCGTTGTGTGCGACGAGACCGTCAAATTCCATCTTGCCGATGGCCTTGGCGCCATCGTCACCGCCGCGCGATGGCTGCTGGTTGAAGTCGTACCGGTCCGCTCCGTGACTTGACCAGTTCGAGTCCGTGGTCTTGAACAATTTGAGGATGTAGCTCTTGCCGACGAACACCTTGGGGATTGACCGATTGGTGACCGGATCGAAGACGGTCTCCTTGTCGGACAGTCCGTGCTTCTTCAACATGTCCTTCGCGTACTGCACGTTGTCGTGCGGTGCGAAGTTCTCGACCGCGATGGGTTTACCTGTGTGCGCTGCGACCTTGCCGAGAGACGCCTCGATGACCTGTGCCGGGTTGATACGCGAGATGATGCCGGCAGAGGTAAAGAGCAGATCGATGGGTTTTCCCTTCTCGTCCTGAATCATCTGGTGGTCAGGGACAATCTTCGCGATGACGCCCTTGTTGCCGTAGCGTCCGGAGAGCTTGTCGCCGATGTTGAGGTGCTCCTCTGTCTTCACGGTGACTGTGACGCGGTCGCCCGTCTTGGCCACGTCGATGACCGTGCCTGGTCGATCGTGGTCCCACAGCTCGACTTCTTCGGAGAACGGCTTGACCAACGACTTGGACAAGCGGCCCAATAGCACTGCGTTGCCTGTGGCTTGATTCGGACGAACGGCCACAATGAGCGGGTCGTGCGACTGTACGATCGCCCCGGGACGGACGACACCGTCCTCGTCGAGGTTATCGTACTGTTTTGCGGTGTACTTGTTACCGAAGTACGCGCGGTGCTTCTCGCGCTTCGCTTCCACGCCTCCGGTCAAGATCATGACATGCTTGTACATGTGCTCGGAGACGAGACGGTTTGCGGCTCCCTGCGACACGACGATGCCGTCGTTCGTGTTGAGGCCGCGGTACGGCATGTACGCAACGCTCAGGTTGGTGCCGAGCGCTAGAGTGTCGTCCTTCGAGAAGTTGGACGTTGCGAGAACCTGACCCACGCGAACACGGTCACCCGCTTTCACCTTGATGTCGTTGTGCAGGTACGTCTTGGCCGCTAGCGGGAAGTTTTGGTCGTAGTGGAGCTTGATGTTGCCGTTGTCGCCGACCTTGACGAAGTCGGAATAGACGTCGCCGGGGTCTTCCCAAGGAGCGGACGCGCCTTTGCTCGGCATCGTTGACAACGCGTTTTTCATTTCTGGCGTCAACGTGAAGTGAGCGATAGACGGAGGCGTATTCGTCAAATGGGCGTTAACTGAATCGTCCGGGTGATTGATTGCATCCGGGTGAGGGCTCCCCAGTACGACGGTTCGAGTTGTGTTGGGCGCGAAACGAAGACGGTCTGCCCCACGGCTATGTCCAACCCAAAGGTCGGCGTTGACGGGTTGTGTGTAGGGCTCTCCCGCGTCGAACGTTACGGAGTAGCCGACAGATTCAAGATGTTTCTTGATCTCATCGTAGAAGCGCGTGGCTTCTGCGTTCCCCTCGATGAACCGTGGGTTCCCCTTCACGACGACGGCAGTGGGGCTCGACGCCGCTTTGTGGTTGTCCGGCGTGATGTGGATGTAGTCGTCGTCGATGTGCGACACGATCCCTGCCACCGGTGACGTCGGGACGATGAGCTTGTTCATCTCCTGTTCGACGGAGGAGCCCGGCTTCCACGACTGAACCTGCACGAGCGGCGCCTCCCGATGAATCAGGGACAGCGCCTGGCTCTGGTGCTTGGATGCCATCAACGAGCGGTTGCCCTGCATGCCGTTGAGGAACGGCAGGAGGTTCGTCGTCGGTCCGTAGAGGTCAGACACGTGCACGACTTGGTGCGTCACCTGCGAAGCGGGAACACGCTGCACGTGACCTCGAGTCAGCGCGTCCACCATCTTGCCTGGTCGCACGTCCTCGTGAGGGAACGCCACGACCGAGTGCATAATGTCCTCGGCCTTGACGTGCTCGGTGCGCCCTGTCTTGAGGTTGCGCAAAGTCGAGAAGAGGTTGCCTTGCGTGTCCCGGCGGGTAGACAGAGCTGCGCGAATGTCGATGCCCGCTTTGAAGCTCTCCGGGGTTCTTACCGGATCCATGATCCCAAAGTGAGTCGCGTGCAGATTGCGCGCCTCCAGCGGAATCGCGCGTTCGGACGAGATGGCGCCTTCGCCGAGCGAGGTGACTCGAACCGCGTGATCGATAAGTTCCATTGGGTTGATCTGCGTCGGCACTGCGGACAGCGACGATCCCGTCAGGAACGAATTGATGGTTCGTGTGAATGGCGCAGACGGTAGCGCCTTTCGGATGTCTCCCTTGTGGGCTTCCAGTTTGATGCCCATCTTCATCCGTTGCGACCGCGCATCGAGCGCGAGCCTTTCCTTGATGAAGTCGTCGACAGAGTGAAACGTCTTAAACGCTAGAGAGTCTCGATCGTCGGTGTCGTCCGCAGCACGGTGGACGTCGAGAAGCTTCTTCGAGGCGGCCAGGATTGCTTGAGGTGACGCCTTTTCGTAACCATGGCCCAGCGTGACCTTGTTGACGTGCGGGTCCATCGCGGTCGTATCGAGATATCCGTGAAGCGCACGGACCTTCTCATCGAGCGACGTGTGCGTCTGTTGGGCGGGATGGATGAAGTTCGCGTAGAACTTGTCGACGTGCTTTTCGGGGTTCTTGAATGCGTCGCGATTCAGCGTAGCTACTTCATTGCCCCAGTTCCCTGCGATGTCCTGGTGCGGCACGCCGAGCGCACGTAGGACGGGGTACAACGGGATCCGTGTCGTCGAGTGCGTTGGCTGGACGAAGAGGTGCCCCTTCTCTGGTTCCATGAGGACACGGAAGTTGCCGCCTTTCGACAGGTTGAACGAGGCTTCGAGGTCCTCGTTGCCGCGCCGTCGGGTGTATACGCCAGGCTTCGTGCGGATCTGATTGGAAACACTGTATTCAGTGCCGTCGACGATGAACGTGTGACGCGGCGTGAAGTACGGCAAGTGGAGAAGGGTGAACCCCTTGGCGTCGCTCGTAATGTTGCCTTGCGCGTCACGTACGATCAGGTCGCCGCGGACGCGCTCGTTCAACGACCGGCCCTCGAGAATCGCGGCCTTCTGTTCTCGGGACGAGAACTCCTGTGCCTCGACTCGTGGATTCAACAACTCGACTGTGTACGACCGGGCCTTGAGCGGGAAGGATTGCATCAGCCCTTCGATCGCCTTGCGACGAATCTCCACCCGTCGCGTAAACGAGTCGACCATTACAGGCGTGAGGGGCGTGTTTGCCATTCAAATTCTCCCGTGGCTCTTGGTAAAAGACCCAACTAGCGCCTGTAGTCGTCCTCTTCACGACGTCGATTCGGACGACGCGGCTGTTCCAGCTTGGTCAAATAAATGACCACGACGATGCAATCGCCTTCCTTAGTAAAGGTCGTTTGCTCCGATCGGATGATGCACTTACCTGACAACGCATCGTTGAGGATCTGTTCGTAGTCCCCTGCGTCCGTAGGGAGTGTCAGGTACTTGACGTGTGCTCGGTAATCGAATTCGGGAACTCCGGCGATTGACCTAGGGTCGTCATCGACAACCCGGTGTTCGGGAGGCAGAGGCGTTCCGAACGGGCTCGACAGTTCGGCCCCGCGCATGACGTTGCGCTCTGGCGCCTTCTGCGCGCTCTCGATGAGGTCCGCGAAGGACGGAGGTGCGTCGTTTTTTCCCATGGAAATCCTTTCAACCCATCATCCCAGGAGGACCGCCGCCGCTACCACCTCCGCTTGGGTCTCCCCCCTGCCGCGCCGCCGTGATTGCTTCGTGGTTTTGCGCCGTCTGCATGTTTTCCATGCGGCGCGAGACCACGGAGAACATGACGAAGTCCTCGACCTCGAGTGCATGCATTTGTGAGCGCCGTGTTCCAGGGTCCATGCCCATCATCTGCTCTACCATGGTGTCCGCTTGCGCGATGATTTGTTGTTGGTCGTACTGCAACCCCTGTTGACCCATTGCTTGTTGGGCCTGTATTTGCTGCGCGAGCGTATTTTGCAGTTTCTGCATTTCTTGTTGCAGTTCTTGCTGTGCCCTCATGTCGTCCAACGCTTCTTGATGTTTGCGTTTCCGCTCTTCAGCAGGATCGACATCGAACGCTTCGCCCAACGTCCCCTTCGACAGCATGGGGTCTTGGGGATTGGACATGTGGAGCTGCAACAGCAGGGTCTTCTGCTGCACGTCGTCGATGAACTTGAACGGCGCCAATTCCACGTTGACCGAGGGCCAGCCGAGCAGCTTCGCGAACTTGTCAGTGATCCACTGCAGCAAATCGTTGAGGTCATTGGTTTGGTGCATCAGCTGGTTCTCAAGAACACGCAACTGGATGCCTGAGCCCATCGCGGAGAAGCCGCCGTAGATGAACTCCTTCGGCAAACCCAGCGCCGCGATGATGTTGTCCTCAGCCGCTTGCACTTCACCCAAGGTCATCAGTGCACGCGCCTGCCCTCCTAGGTGTGTGACCTCTGCAGGAATCGGCGACCACATGATGTGGAGAGGGTCGCGCCGCCAACGCTTGACGCTGTGCTTCATCTCATTCGCCCACTTATCGAGCGAGATCGTGAGCAACGGGTCTGCGTTGCTGGACGCGACCTTGGGCGAGACGATACGGAGAGGGACGATGTAGTCGAGCGCGATGGCTTCGTTCGCCTTACGCAGCACGGCTGCGTAGAAGAACAATTTGATCGTCGATGCCAGCGGCGGGAAGCCCCACTGGGCTTCGATGCCTGCAGGCGCATCCATCTTCATATGGAAGATCTGACCTTCAGAGAACTTGAAGATCTTGTCCTCCTTGATCGCTTTGAGGAATTCCATCGGCATCGTGTTGATGACGTGGTGGTTTCCCTTGACGACGCGGTCCTTCAATTCCTTCGGGATCGTGTAGTAGTACTCGCTGTGTTGTGTGATGGGGTTGTAGTCGATGTCCATCAGCTTCGGGTCCCACCGAATGATGGCCACCTTGTCAGGACGGGTGACCTTGCGGTCCTGTACGTCCCCGGTGGCCTGTTTGTCGCAAGCGGCGCACCTGTACGTAAATTCAAGTTTCTTGATCTTGAATTTGTAGTCCACCGCCGCGATGTTCGTCAGTTGCTTGCAGTGGTTGCACTGCAGGAAACGCACGAACGGCATGTAGATCGAGAAGAACGCGTTTCCGTAGACGAACTTGTCCGTGGCCGCCTGAATCAGGCGTCTCTTGGTTTTGATCGTCTTGTCGTGGAGGTTCTTGTATTTTGTTTTCAGTGCTTCGTTGGTCGTGTCGTAGGTGATGTCAGTGACAGGATACGTACAGAACTTCTGCAGCGCCGCGTAGATTTGCGAGCTGTTGAAGTACAGGTACTCGCACAGCTTGAAGAGGTCCTTGAGCTTCCGAGGCGCGAACGCCGTGAGGAAGTCGAACAACGGCGAGCCGTGGGAACTCGACGGTGCGTACAAGTCGCCGAGGGTGGGATCGTTTTGGGACATCGACAGGACCTCGGTTGAATTCTAGGCCACCGACGGCGCGGAAAGGTAGCGCTTTCCCTTGGTTTACGTCGGAATGTTTCAGGTTTATCACATAGACGTGGTACCAAAGGGGTTCCTGTGAAAGTCATTATTCGCATGGGGACTTCCAGCAACGGAGTTCCTGTTTTTCTCGCGGCCGGACACCTCAAGGACCTCGACCGCCCATTCGGCGCTACGTGGGACGCGGATCGCCACGTTTGGATGTACCCCGCGTACTATCCGGCCGCGTTGAAAGTGGTCGACGACCTGAAGGTCTTGGCACAGCGTATGGCGGTCGAATTTTCACCTACAGCACAGGACTACATCACGAGCCTCGATGAGATCGAACGGAAGTACAAGGACAGGATCCTTCCAGGCGGCTTTACGTTCATCACGAACCCGTTCGCGCACCAGGTCGAGTCGCTCTGTCATGCGTTCTATTTCCTGAGGTCAGCGCTTTTCCTGGACCCGGGACTAGGCAAGTCGAAGATCGCCATCGATCTTCTACGCCTCCAGCATTTCCTTGGAGAGCGTCAACCTGCAGTCATTCTAGGTCCGTTGGTGACCGTGAAGAACTGGGGCAAGGAGATCGACAAACACTCAGGTAAGCAGCTGCGTTGGACCGCCCTTCTCGGGACCAAGAAGGAGAAGACCGCCGCGGTAGACCGTGCGGCTGCCGGGGAGGTAGACATCCTTCTTTTGACATATGACACGGCACGTAATTTCGTGGACGCCATCGTCGATAACGTGCCCTACCGAACGGTCATCGGTGATGAAAGCCACCTGATCGCCAAATGGGAATCCGCTCGTACCAAGGCAGCGCACGAGCTGGGACAGAAGGCGACCCGGAAGGTCATCATGACCGGAACGCCAACACTAGGGTCACCCCTCGATCTATACGGACAGTTCCGGTTCTTGGGTGACCACTTCATGCCGGAAAGCATGGTCGCGTACAAGCGTAGGTTCGTGGAGATGGCCGGTCCGAATTCCCACGTAGTTTTGGGTTATAAGAACCTAGATATATTGAACGCCCGTACGCTATTCGTCTCGCTCCGTCGTAAGAAGTCAGAGTGCCTGGACCTCCCTGAGCAAACGTTCGTAGACATCGAATACGAACTGTCTCGCCATCAAGCGGTCATCTATAACCAGCTCGTGTCTGAGATGGCGCTGGATATCGAACTGCTCATTGCACAACTTGGAGGTACGGCACATGACCAACTGCCGCCCGCAGCTGAACTCCCACACCGCGCGGTGATGCTGACCAAGCTGTTGCAGATCAGCTCAGGGTTCTTGATCAAGAACAATAACCCCAAGACCCTCTGCAACGACGTCGAGATGGGCGGCTGTCGACATCTGTTGGACTGCGTTGCCAACGGCGTGAGCCCGTATACTGACCGTTGCAAGGTCGCGCCGGAACCTCTCCCAGACACGGTTACGTTGTTCGATGAGAATCCGAAGCTGGACGCGTTGGTCGAGCTGCTCGACACCCTGCTTATCGACCCGCCCAACAAGGTCATCGTCTGGTGTTACTACCAGTGGGAGCTGAATCTCGTCGAAGCTCAGCTTGTCAGCCAGGGCACGTCCTATGTGCGCGTGGACGGCAAGACCGGTTCACGTATCCAGGACCTCGCGGACCGATTCAACGAAGATCCCTCCGTACGTGTTTATCTGGCGCAGGTCTCGACCGGCGTGGGTATCACGCTCAACGCGGCGCAGTACATGGTGTACTTCTCGTTGACCTATTCCCTGGGGGCGTACCTCCAAAGCCTCGACCGAAATTACCGGATTGGGCAAACGAAAAACGTAACTGTTTACCGTTTGCTGGGACGTAACACCGTAGAGCCTGCTATCATGCGTTTGCTCGATAACAAGGTTGACGTCGATCGCCTCCTCACCCAGCGCTTGAGTTGTGTCGTGTGTGTGCATAGTTTGAGGTGTATCGCGGAGGGTGTTTCCTTGTTTGACCCTGCCTGCGTGTATCCACGCTCCGTGGCACGTCCTGTCGCGAAGGCTCAGCTCATCCAGATCCGGGAGCGGTAATGAAGATTTCGGTTACTTTTGAAAAAAAGGACATCCTTCGCCTCGTCGAGAAAGACCTCAAGGCGCAGGGCCTCAAGCTCAAAAACGGAACATCTCTCGAATACAAAGGAGCCCTCGAAGTCAAGCTTTCCGTCGAAACAGAAGACGATGCGCTCGTCGCGGCGCACCCAACAACAACAACAACCACCGCACCCAAACCGACGGTTACGGCGGAAACAACCCCCGCCGTGACCGTGGATGAACCTGATATGTCGAGCGTGCTCGCCGCCTCCAATCGGCTCGTGAAGAACGATGCTACAGGGAAGGTGCGGGCGCTCGGCCCCAATGAATCGCTCGACTTTCCGAAGGATTATTAGATATGTCGAACGGAATGGAAGAAGTCGAAGACTGTCTGGATCCTCAAATCCCCATCCCCGAAGATATCGAACTGGTCGATGTTCTTCCGCGAGGATATTTGTCGGTTTCTCAAGCAACCACCTTCCTCAAATGCGGACGACAGTGGTACCTTCGTTATATTGAAAACAAGCCGAGCAAACCATCTGCTCGGATGTTTCAAGGAATCCAAGTGCACGCCGCTGTCGAAATGATGATGACGGATCGGTTCCTCAAGGGGCAGTTGCCGTCCCTTGACGACGCGACCGACGTGTTTTCGACCGCCTTCGAGAAGCAGAAGCCGCTCATCGAAGACTGGGAAGACCAGCCCCCGGAATCCTTCAAGGACGTTGGCATCACCTGCACCAAGGTCTTCTACAACGAAGCTGCACCCAAGATGATGCCGGTATACGTGGAAAAGCCGTTCCACACGGTGATCGAGACGGAGGATGGGAAGATTCGGCTGCCGGTGCTTGGACGCATCGACAGCATCCAGGTGCAAGCTCTCAACGAAAAAGAGTACCAGTCGATCCGCGAGGAGCTGGTTGACAACTTCGCCAAACAGAAGGCCGCGGGCGTCAAGCAACCGGTTCTTCCGGCAGTACTCCGTAAGCCCAAGCGGGTCCACGACCTCAAGGTCGTTACGGACAAATGGTCCGAAGGGGACCTCGACAACGACTTGCAATTCGCATTGTACGCCGGGGTCGAGAATACACCCGACGTCCAGGTCGATCAGGTCGTGAAAGGTCGTGCAAAAGTCGCGAGACCTCGGTATGAAGTTCTCAACGGTGTGATTTCTTCACATACGGTGAAGCACACAGTGAAAGTGATGGAGGACGTCGCGAGGTCCATCGCGTCAGGTCACTTCCCAAGGACAGACCCCGGCAACTGGTGGTGCAGCGAGAAATGGTGCTCGATGTGGTTCCACTGCCGCGGAAAAAAGTAGACACGAACCCCGTAGAAAAGAAACAGGAGACCAACACACATGACCACGCAGCAGACCCAGACCAGCCCCAAGACCGCCGACAAGAAGCCCGCTCCGGTTCCCGCCGCAGCGACGACGGCTGCGCCGAGTGGCGCGATCCCCAAGACGGACATCGCACCGAAGACTGACACGGCGCCGCTCAACAACACCGACGGAACGGACGCGGCGGCGGCTGAGGCCAAGAACCCCCCGAAGGTCTACATCGTGGTCGGCGAAATCCACGAGTTCAAGAGCTTCGGCGAGGCTGAGAAGTTCCTGAACAAGAGCGACGACGCTCCCAAGGGTGACTTCACCGTCATCAAGGGCAAGAAGATCGAAAAGAAGGCCAAGGTCTCGCTCCGCTGAACTAAGAAGGCCACCTATGGTCTTCCGCCCGCGGCAGACTGTAGGTGGCCTTTCCTTTGGAAAGGTCCCCATGGAAAAGCTCGGCGTCGAAGTTGACGAAAGCCAAACAAAGGAAGCGTCCGGTGAACCCAAAACGACGTGCCCGCAGTGCGGGTCCGCCCTCGGGCATCGCGCGCACACGAACGTCCCGCAGTGCCCCAAGTGCGGCACGAAACCTTTTGAGGGAGCCGATGCCCAAAGCGCGGAGTAAACCGCGCACAGGGCTCGCAACCAAGATAACCGGGGATGTGATTCGCCGCCACGGCGGCGTGCGTGCTCTTTGGCTAGCGATCCAAAACGACCCCGAACTTTCCGTACAGGATGTCGCGGTGGAGTTCTACTTTGCCATAGGTGAACTGCTTGAAGGGAAACCCCTCAACGAGATCGAGCTTCGGAAGATCGATCGGCGGAGGGTGTTGCAGCACATCAAGGAACCTTGACATGGCAAACAATCTGATCACGTTGCTGTTTGATAGTGCGTCCAGGCGCAAGAAATTCTGGACCAAGGGTAGGGCCGTCGCAGCAGTGTCGATCATGTCGCAATTGGTCGCCGTCCTCGTAACGAAGCGTCCATCACTAGCGCCGTTGCACGCAGCGCTTACAACTCTCCTCGCGCCCACCGAGGGACGGGAATCCGTGGAGGATCCCAATAACGTGGGAGCAATCCTGCAGCGGATTCGCGAACTGCGCGGTCGCATGACTGCCGCAACGCAGCCCGAACAGGAGAGATTGAAGGCACAGGTCGAGGCGCTTGTAGACTTGGTCACCGACCACTCGTAACGATACGTAAAGGGGCCTGGTTCATCGCCGGGCCCCTTTTGCGTTTCTACTTCACGAACAAGGGAATTACATGTCCGATCAAAACAAGGATAGTTCACGCGTCGCGTTTAGCGACATCCACATCCCCGAAGGATTCAACAGCCGCAAGACCTTCACCAACATCGACGAGCTGGCTGCCAGCATGGACGAGAATGGGATGATCTCGCGACTCGTCGTCCGTGAAAGCGGCGGAGATAAGGAAGGCAAGAGGAAGTACTTCTTGGTTGCGGGCGGTCGTCGCTACAAGGCGATCGAGAAACTCCGCGACCCCGACTGGGCGCCCGTGGACAAGAGCGGCAAGAAGCTTCCGCGCAAAACGTCACCTGCCAGCTGGGCGCAAGTCGACGTTAAGAAGGTCAAAGGAAGCAACCAACAGCAGGCTGTGTTGAACCTGGTGGAGAATCTCCAGCGTGAGAATCTCGATCCGCTCGAGGAAGCGCAGGCGATGCAGAACTACATCGAGACCTACGAGGTCACGCAGGCGGAGCTGTCGCACAAGCTGGGCAAGTCTGAGCCGTACATCTCGCAACGTCTCTCACTGCTCAAGAACACCGCGTCCGAGGTGAAGGACGCGCTTGAGAAGGGCGAAGTGTCGCCGACGCAGGTGCGCGAGATCGTCACGCTGCCCAAGGCACAGCAGACCGAGGTCCTGCACGCAATCCAAGAAAGGCAGGCGGGCGGTAAGAAGATGTCCGTCGAAGACGTCAAGGCTGTGGCTGACAAGGCCAAGACGAAGTTGGGCATCAAACGTGACAAGCCGAAGAAGAAGAAGGGGAATGAGCCGGAGTACGACAACGAGAAGGTCGCGGTCGCCAAGGAGATCTACGAAGGCAAGGAGATCGACCTTCGCCCCAAGACCGCCATCCTCGAGCAGCTCGGCATCCTGAACGAGCGCCTCAAGAAGGCGAACGTCAGTGACGAGACCAAGGCGAAGACCAAGAACTACATCGCTGCGCTCGAGTTCACGGCAGGCCTGCGCGACACGCTGTGAAATCGCTCTCGCTCGGCGAGTTTGTAGACAGCGCCGAGGACCTTGAGGTTGCTCACGTGGCCCTCAAGGTCCTGGCGCCGGTACCTCCTAGATTGGTCGAAAACCTGAAGGCGCTACGCCGGCTTGAACTCCTGACGGACGAGGTCGTGGTGTCGTTGTTGGCACAGGCTCCGATTGATCCCCTGGGAATCTACGGGGCCATGAAACACATGGGTACATGGGCGTTCTCGCCGCTCGACTTCACCATGGTTCAGGTCTTAGCAAAGAAAGGGGACCAACCCATCGCACTGATGCGTATCGACCTGATGTCAAACGACATGACGTTCGTTGCGCTAGAAAAGAAGCAACTCGTCGAGAAATCCGTCATCACAGCGGATTACTTCGTAGCGCAGCTTCAAACGCCAGGAACTACCGAAACACACATTCTAAGGCTCATCCAAAAACACATGAAGGACGCAGTCGACGCCGGTCAGCGGAACGTATGATGTTCCCAAGTGAGTAGGGGGTGGTTTGTGAGGTCTGTCTTGAGCAGCTTCACGCCGTTAATTTTGATTTGGCGTACGCGCTCGGGGCACATCTCGAGGATGTTCGCGATCTGTGCGAAGTTACGCGGTTCGTCCTTTACGCCGTAATACAGGTTCAAGACTGTTTGCTCGCGCACGGGGAGTCGACTGATCGCAACGCGAAGCACCTTGTTGGCCTGCTCGACATCGACGCCGTTGGGTTCCTCAGGGCCCTCGCTCTCGACCGTCTCTTGGACGGCGTCGATGGAGACTGATAGACCTTCTGGGTTCCCTGGGTCCATCTTCTTGAGTTGACGTGCTTCGGGGCCGTGGGCTTGTACAGCCTTCTGGAAGAGCTTGGCAGCCTTGCGCTGCGCCTTCTGCCGGTGCGTCGGGACATGTACGACGGTGGTGGTCGCGTAGTCCTCGTCCGCAATCTCTTTCTGAATCCACCATCCGGCGTACGTGAGGAAACGCGGGGCAGGGCGACGGGACAGGTCGTAACGGTCGACGGCTTTGATCAGCCCGATGTTTCCTGCCGCGATGAGGTCCTGTAGTCGGTCCGCGTCGCGGCAACGTTTCCGAGCAACCGTGATGACAAAGCGTAGATGGCTTTGGACAAGAGTGTCCCTAGCCTTTACGTCCTTGTGCTTCTGCCACCGCAGGATCAGGCGGCGTTCCTCCTGAGGATCGCTGATGGGCGACACCTTGGAGATTTCGTTGAAGTATGCGGACGCGCTTCGGCTAAGTCCCTGTGACATACGGTCCCACCACCGTAACAGTCTGTATTGGGGACAGCAACTTTTCTTTACGCGGCCTTTCCATGAGTTCGTAAGCAAAAGAGCTTGCCCGGATGAAATACATAACAGTAGAGTCTACTTCCGCTAATCGAACGAACTGTCTGATTCCTCAGGGGGAGGATTCGATAGCGGACAACCCCAACGGCAACCGTTGTTCCACAGGCTAGGGAGATTTCCAATGGCAGATAAGAAAAACGACAAGAGCAAGACCGCAGTTATTGATACGACTGCGACCGAAACGACGACACGGGAATCTGAGTCGGCCCCCACTCAAACCGCGCGCGTAACAGCACCGCCCACCAACGCGCTGGGCATCCGCATCCCGACCATCGCAGACGTCGAAGAACTCGAGCTGATTACAGCCCAGAAACTTGGCGACGTGCGGGAGCTTCTTAACGACCCCACGTTCACCGACGAGGAGCGCACGAAGATCAAGGCGCTGGTTGATCAGGCCAACCCGGTTCGCGAAGGCATGGAAGAGGTCATCACGACGTGGTCTGTGCCTCGCATCTCGATTGCGCAGCCGACCACGCAGTCTGCGGCCAAGCCGGAGTCTGCGAAACAGGGTGACATGTACACCACGGCGGGAACGCTTCTCGAGAAGCCGTTCCAGTTCATCGCACTCCACTTCAACTACGAACACATCATGTTCAAGCAGGGCGAGAAGGCACCGGAGTGCCAAGCGCCCGACGCAAAATTGGGACAGCCCTACGGCGTCTGCCAGAAGTGTCCACACCTGCCCTTCGGTCAGCAGAACGGCGGCCGTGGCGATCAGAAGAAGACAGACTGTCAGAACCAGATCGTCGTAGCGCTGCTCTCGTACGACCTGTCCCAGGTCTATCTGTGCCAGTTCGGCAAGACGTCTCGAGGCGCGGGTTCGGCACTGATGTCGCTGGCGAAGGTTCACCCCTATGCGTGGAAGCAGAGCTACCTGCTTTCCACGGAAAAGAAGACGGGCGAACTGGGCGTGTACTACGTCTACAAGATTGAGCCGACGGGCAAGGACAACCCCGCCAGCATCGTCAAGATCGCCGAAGCGTTCTCGCGGCTGTTCTCTGCCAACCGTAAGCGCTTCCTCGGGGACTACTACCTAAAGGCGGGTTCGTCCCATCAGGCTGCCGCGCTCGCAGAGGCGGAGTTCGACCGCAACAAGCTGGCGGCAGGTCTCGGCGGTGACGACTCTGGTGAGCCGGATCTGTCGGCGCCTCCGCCCGCTTCGGCAGTGCGTTCGTCCGCCAAACCCATGTAACGTTGCGGACCTCGTCCCCGTTGTTCATCTAGGTAACAACGGGGACTTTGGTCCTTTTCGGCATAGAGGGGACATCCCTTTTTTTAGCTTGAACGCGTTTCCAGGGGGTTGCCTTGTACGAAATTACGCCGCTCGCTAAGCAGTTTTCACCTTGGTCCATCTCAAAGGCCGGAGTCGCTGAAACCTGCGCGGCACAGTTCAAGCACAAGTACATCCTCAAGACCGTCGAGGAGTCCGTGAACTCCGCCAACACCGTGGGCACGCACGCGCACACCATCCTTGAATATCGAGTCGGCGGACGATCAGACACGGAGGCGCGTAAAATTGCAGCAGAGAAGACCCCGCTCACCGGGACGGAGAAGGAAGACTTGCGCGTTCTCGACGACGCGATTGAGGACTTCCTTGGAAAGTGGGACGCGTTCTGTAAAAGAGAACGGATTCAGACAGTGCTCCTCGAGGCTGAGTGGGGATTCACCGCGGATTTCAAGAAGACTGGTTTTTTTAGCCCTGACGTCTATTTCCGCGGGAAAGTCGACCTCTGCGCGGTTACACCAAACAACGATTTGATCGTCATGGACCACAAGTCCGGCGTGTCGAAGGACATCAAGCAAGGCGACAAGTTCAAGAAGCAACTTTGGTCGTACGCCGTGATGGCATTGGTCAACGTTGACGGACTTGCGGGGGTGCGCTCCGGTATCAACTTCCTCCAGGGAGAGCGCTACCCGAAGATTCAGTGGCTGGACTACATGGAGTCCAATCGAATCGAGAAGCTGTTTACTCCGTGGTTGTTCGAAACGCTCAACAATGCTGCGGAACGTCTCGTAGCTCCGTTCCCCGCAAAGCCTAAGCTCAGGTGGCCTTGCGAATGGTGTAGCTATCGCCCGTCTTGCCCCGACTACCAAGCGATGGTGGAGGAGTCGACGAGTGGCGCGCAAATCTAAAGAAGCCACCGACAAGAAGGTCCAATTTTCCCGCCTCAAGGCGATTTGGACAGACCTGACATTCGGAGACTGGTTGTTGTTGGTCTCGGACCTGTGTCCCGAGGCGGGCTTCACGCGGTCAGGACCGCACATCAAGGGACGGTGCCCGTTCCACGACGACCCAGGGCCTTCGTTCGTCATCACGCCGGGCAAGGGCATGGTGAAGTGCTTCGGGTGCCACAAGTCCTTCTACGACCCGATCAAGTTCGTCGCGGCACTCACCTCCAAGGCCAAGAGCCAGTCGTGCAGCTTTGGGGACGCGCTCTTGTTTATGCGCAAGCGGTTTGGGCTCAAGGGCTCCATCCCGGAAGCGCTCTTTGAGAAAGTCCGCGACCACGAGCAATACCAGCGAACCAAGAACACGCTGTGCAAATTCTTCTGTGACGAGTTGTTTGAGGGGATTGCTGGTTATCGAAAGAACCTGGACGGCTCGATCGAGATTGCGCAACACCTTCGATACACCATCCCTGCTGTCGAATACCTGATTGCACGAGGGTTGGGCGGCTACGCGCCGAACGAGGCACGTCCTGCACATGAAGCAGAGGACGAGGATACCGGAACCGGCGTGAAGGCCGATCCGCACGGCATCTGGCATGTAATCACATCGAATCAACTCCTTGGCGTGCTTCCTCCCATCGCCGCGGTTGCGGGAAAGTTCGGCATGGATTCCGAGGAATCCAAGTTCTTTCAGAGCTACTTCGCAGCATTCACCCAGGACGCGAAGTTCCCCGGCTTTTTGGTATTCCCTCTACACGACGAGCCAGACTCGGTATGCCGGTTCAAGTTGCGCTGCCCCTCCCGTGACAAGAAGGAGATGTTCTTCGTCGACGATGCCTACGAGGCGGAGATGAAGGGTTTCCGTGGTTTCTACGGGCTGCACTACTACCGCACGATGCTCGGTGTTCAATCGATCGAGGGCAAGAGTTACGCAGACACGGTGTGCCTGACGGAAGGCGAGTTCGACACGTTGGCGTGCATCGCGCAGCAGGTCCGCCGTCAGTCCGACGAGTTCATCGCGTTCTCGCTAGGCGGCGCCTCCGTGCAGTCGCTCGATCCGCTCGTTAATTACGGCATCACCAAGGCGCGTATCCTCCAAGACCGTGACCGTGGCGGCGACAACATCGTGCAGAAGTGTGCTGATAAAACGACGACGGACAAGATCACGATCACGGCGTTCAACTGGCCCGACGAATACGTTCAGTGGCGTGATCCGACCAACCCGGATAAACGGATCAAGGACCCCGACGAAGCCATTGCTTGTGTTGGCTACCCGCGTTGGGCGCGTTACGTCAACACCCCCGATTGCTACTGGCACCTCCACGAGTGGTGCTTCGATCAAGCGTCACGTGAGATCACTCGTGTCGATGCGGATGACGTCAGGCAGCGAAACCGCGTTGCCACCGAGTGGGGCAAGCTCCTTCGCGGCGCGCAGGAGTGCAACACCTTCTGCGACATCATCGAGAAGCACTTCGGCCTCGACAAGTCGATCTTGTTCCGTGAAATCCGGGCCAAGGACGAGGACGAAGAAGCGTTCATCGAACGCACCTGCGACATCCTAAAAGAGCACATCCACTTCATCGGCATTCAGCACGCCGAAGGTCGGAAACGTCTTTTGGTGATTTGGATCAAAGCGCTGAGGCAAATGGACACGATCGTGCTCAACGACGAGAAGTCCATCGAGACCGTGTTCGCTCGTTACTTCGGCGCTCTCTACGAGTTCATCCGCGACAAGATCGGTGACCCCGCCTTCATGTCGCTCGAGGGCGAAGACTCGCTCTTCGCAATCACCGTGCGGGTGAAGAAGTACCGCGAGTACCTCAACTTTGCGTTGCTCAAGCTGGCACAAGGGCTGCCGTCGATGGATAACGCTCCGACCAAGGGGCAGGGCCTCCACTACATCACGTCAGGCGACGGTGAGATGCACTCGTACATGGTCAACGGGCGCGACGTTTTTCATCTTGTGCACGGAGAGGAATCGAAGTTCGAGGTTCGCCTACTTGATGGACCTAGCGACCGGGGAATCATTTTCGACAACAACGGCGAAGCGTGGCTTCACTCCGTAAAGAAAGCGGATCAAATCGAGGAAGCTGACATCGACCTGACCGAGCTGTATCTACGTATTCGCGCCATGCTCGAAGGCTCGTGGTCATTCAAGTATCAGGCTCTCGATTGCACGTTCCTTGCGCTCTACATCATGTGTCTACCTGTGATGGCCGTGTTCACCCGGCAGACTGCGATCATGTTCAACGGCGAGCACGCCTCAGGCAAAAGCCGCATCACGTCAGGGCTCATCGGGGGAACAGGCTTTTCTAGTATTAACATCGTGGCGCATGCACTCGCGATGCAGGGATATACCGCAGCCTCTATCAGGCAGCAGCGAAACAACAGTTCGTTGACGCTATGTCTCGAAGAGTTCGAGGACTATGGCACCAACGACGCCAAGTCCTTGGCAGTGCGCAAGGTATTGGAGCTGTGTCGCGACCTCATTTCGGAGAACGCGGTGAGCTGGTCGATCGGTACGACGAGCGGTGAAAGTCGGACTTACCACCTCCGGTTTCCTTTGGTGACGTGCGCGATTCGTCCTCTGCGCGACGCAGCATCACTCTCTCGTTTCGTCAGCTTCGAACTCGTGAAAGACGATACTCGGATTGATCCGGTCGTCTCGCTCCTTAAACAATTCGGTGAATCAGGCATCAAGAACACGCGACACGAACTGGCCGTTGGTTTGATGCGACACATGCCGGCCATTCGACGTATTCAGTCGACGATAGAAAACGAGTACTCGGGCAACGGCATGATGCCGAGTCACGTATCGGCGCGGTTTCGGGAGGCGCTCTACCCCGCGATGGTGATGATCCGTCTGATCGAAGAAGACTGCGAGCGGCGGCACGGAAAGCGCAATCCTGCCATTCCACAGTGTCAGCAGTTTGGCTACGACTTTGCGGATAGCCGTAAGGACCAACTTGCGCGCCTCAAGACTACGTCGGAGAACGAGCAAATATTCGAGTCGATCCTCAGCTCGGGCATTCAGATCATTAATTCAGATGAGCGCATTTCCAACGTAACGACCATCCGTTCGATGCTGGGGGACATTAACAAACTGGACGACATCAACAAAACAAAGAAGGGTGTCTACCTCGACAAACAAATGGAGTGGCTCGTGGTCAACTGGATCGAGGCCACTCAGGGCGTATTGGCCAACACCAAGTACAAGAACGAGACGCCCACCTTTCTCAAACAGGTCAGTGAGCGGTCTCCGTTTCATGTCGAAAATGAACTTGTGAAGCAAAACAAGGTACTCGAACGTCTCGTTGATACGATGGGGCCTTGCCAGTCTCTCGCGTTGATCAGTGTGTTCAACGTCAAGCACGTCCTCGATGAAGTACGCAAAAACAGAGAAACTGCCGTCGCGGCCCCGATCGCTCTTCTTCCGGGTGGGTCTGCGCAAACGGGCGACAAGCCCGAATCAGTCGATGGTATGATCGTTTAGAGCGAATCATGGCAGGCAAAAAAGTACAGCTGCCGTTGTTCGACGTAAACGACGAGGCCTTCTCGCCGGACTGCCAGATCGCGGGACAGAAGGGAATGGCCTGCGCAGGTTGTGCGCTGGAGCGCAAGGGACGTGTCGCGGGCGCGGGCGCTCCCGGCGAAGTCGACATCATGTTCGTGTCCGAGTCCCCGTCCTCCTGGTCCGTGAACAACAAGGAAGTGTTCTACGGACGCGGAGGTCGAATCATCCGCCAGACCTGGAAAGACCTGAGAATTCTCGACGAGAAGTCGGGAGGTCAGCTGCGCATGAAGAACATGCGCAAGTGGGATACTTACGCAGTCCAGTGTCAGGTCGAGGAAGGACGGGACCAATCTGCGACGTTGCCCAAGGCCGTCATCGACCGTTGCTCGGTGTACTTGCGGAGCGCTATCAAGAACAAGCGCCCGAAAGTCATCATGGTGATGGGGTCGAATGCTCTCAAGGCGCTCGGCTACAAAGGCGAAAAGTTCATGGAGGCGCGTGGGCGCCTTCTTGATATGGAGATCGCGGGTCACCACGTAAAGGTCATTCCGTCGTTCTCGACGAAACACTTGATGGCCAAGACCGGCCTATTTAACCTGTTCTACAACGACTTCGTTCGGGCAGTACGCATCGCTGCTGGCATCGATGACGCTGCGTCCAACATTACGATCGAAGAACTGACGAAAGAGTACCAAATCCCCAGGACGGTCGAGGAGGTCAAGGACATCTGCGACCTCATCATCGACTACGTCACGAAGGATGCACCGGAGGGCGCCAAAGCCTCTCAGTGCGCGCTCGCGGTGGATACTGAGACCAATACAGTCAACCCACACCGCGAAGACGCCAAGGTTCTCTGCATCTCGTTCGCGTGGGATATAGGCAGATCGACAGCGATCCCCCTGTACCACAAGGACTCGCCTTGGACTCCGGAAGAACTCGAACAGGTTATCGCGCATGTCCAACGCGTGCTCGCCTGTCCCAAGCCTAAGGTTTTTCACAACGCGAAGTTCGATCTCAAGTTCCTTGAGCTGCGGCATGGTTTCAGAGTTCACAACGTCATGTGGGATACCATGCTCGGCGAGCATCTCCTGCGTGAGGACATGACAGGCGCGTACTCCCTAAAGATCTTGGGACGTAGCTACTTTCCTCAATTCGCGAACTACGCCGATAAGGTCCATGAACTCGCGACAACGTTGACAATCGAGGAGGAAAGCGTCCACTCGGTGGTTGCAGGCTGCAAGAAGGGAAAAATCAAGAAAGGTACGGAAGGGTTCGACGAGGGCATGGTCGCGGAGATGGGTAAGGCCGATCTCGAGAAGTACCTGTTCGGGGCGAAGAAAGATCGAAAGAAACAAACATTCGATTCAGGCTACGAGCGCGTCGACATCGACATCTTGCTCCAATACGCCGCTATCGATACCGACTTAACTCGACGGCTGCTACGCAACCAGTTCATGCGTATGAAGTCTGAAAACTTCATGTCCGCCAAAAACCTAATGAACTCGCATTGTGTACCTGGGTCACGTTCGCTCGGGTTGATGGAGTTCAAGGGCATGAGGGTTGACAAGCCCTACCTCGAGTTTCTCGAGACCGAGCTATCGAAGGTCGTCGCTGAGAAGGGTTCGTTTCTACGGTCCTTCTGGGACGTGTCGTCGAACAAACGTCGCGATGAAGAGTTCAACCCCAACTCCACACAACACGTGGCGCACGTTCTTTACGTATCTGGAATTTGGAACCCTGACGCACCTAACCCAAGACGACCAGGAGAGCTTGGGTATCCCGAAACACGATTGGGACCGTGGGTCGAACAAAACAAGAAGTCAGAGCAGTGGAAGACGGACAAAAAAACACTGCGCGCGATTGCCGAAAAGACCGGGTGCCTCTTCACCAAGACGTTGCTCGAGTACCGTTCGGCACACAAGGCGCTCTCGGGGTTCGTACACGATATCAAGCTGCTTGCCGAGTACGACGGCATGCTGCATACGAACTTCCATCTCCACGGAACGTCGACCGGCCGCCTCTCGTCTAACAACCTGAACATGCAGAACCTCCCGCCGTGGTTGGCGGGGTTCAACATCAAAAAGATCTTCATCCCCGACGACAGTGAAGAAGAGGTCATCGTCAACCTTGACTACAAAGGTGCCGAGATCCGTGTCTTCACGGCGTACGCGCCTGACCCGCAGTTGATCGAGGCGCTCAACGCAGGTCTCGATGTCCACAGCTGGTTCACACAGGAAATCTTCGGGATTCCGTACGACGAGGTCGAACTCAAGAAGGAGTCCGACAAGAAGATGAAAGCGCTGCGTACGACGGTGAAGCGCGTCGTGTTCGGCATCCTCTACGGCGCCATGGCGAAGAAGATCGCCGAGACCGCCGGCATCTCGGAAGAAGAAGCGCAGAACGTCATCGACAAGCTGTTCATCCGGTTCCCGTCGCTCAAGGGATACATGGACGCGACGGTCGCCCAGATCCACATGACGGGATTTGTCGAGACGTTGTTCTACCGTCGCCGTCGGTTCCCGCTCCAGGGCGTCAACGGCTTCTTCCGCGGCCAAGCGGAGCGCCGCGGCAAGAACATGAAGATCCAGTCGACGTCTTCGGACATCGTGCTGGGTCAGCTCGTGGAACTGGATGAACACATCCACAAGATGGGCGGGCGCCTGCTTATCACGGTCCACGACTCAATCGTGGCGACGTGTAAAAAGAAGCATCTGCATGAACTGGAAGCCTTTTTGGATTACTATTGCGTCAAGCGAGTCGCAGAGAAGTACCCCTGGCTCCCTGTTTCGTTCGCGTGTGATATCAGCGTCGGCCCGAGTTACGGCGAGCAGATGTCGATTGCAGCTTACATTGAAAAAACAGGGCTCAAGCAACTGACCCCAGACGAGACGCTGCTGTACACGCTTGATGAAGAAGCGATCAACGAACTACGCGAGGATGAAGATGAAATCAAAGAACGAGAAGCTGTCGCAGCTGCCGTGGGGTGACGTCCGCAAAAAACCCCTGTTGATGTTTCAAACGCCTCGAGGACCCATGATGGGCTACTTCGACCGTGCTGCGAACTCCGCTGGTTCCAAGCTGGACGCCGTTCGGTTGTACGCACCTGCGATGGTGACGTTCATGCCGCCGAGCAGCGTAGTCTTCCTGCCTATCGCGTTTGTCGAGCACCATCTCGACCTCTACCTGTCGTCGGTCATCGGAACCAACGAACCTCCTGAAATCATCATCAAGGGCTACCAGGGTTACTTCGAAAACTTCATCGTGGGCGGCTACGCGATGCAGCCGGTGGTGATGCGCGCGAAGATCGAAGGCGACGAGCACGCCGTCGAACTGTCGCCGAGCGTCCCTGTTGAGGGCGAAACTGACGACAGTGACGTTGTCACGTGCCCCGGGTGTCAGGCCTCAGTCGCCGACTGGCAGGACCACTACCCGGTTCTCGAGGAGAAGCTGTGGACCTGCGAGCTACGCGTACCTGGGCTCAAGGAGAAGTACCCGAACTACGAGCCACCGCACCCGCTGTCCGTCCAGGTCTGAATCAACAAAAACTCCCGTTTATTTGGTAAAACAACAAGAGAGCAACCGATGCATTCACGTCCGGCAACTTTCAGAGAATACGACCTGTTCTTCTTCGACTGCGAAACCGGCGGACTGAGTCCATTCGTCGCCGACATGGTCGAGGTCGCGTGCATCCGCACCGACCCTTCCGGTTCCAAGGTCCTTGAGGAGTACGTCGCAAAGGTGATCCCCAAGAAGCCGGTGCACCCCAAGGCAGCGGAGGTCAATGGTTACTCCGCGGAGAAGTGGGCTGCTGAGGGGGCCGTAGAACTTGACCTCCCCATGCAGAAGATGGCGCAGATGTCGCGCAACGCGATCTTCACCGCGCACAACGCGCCGTTCGACTGGGGGTTCTATGAGTACGCGATGCAGCAGCGGCTCATGCGCTGGGCGAGCGACTACCACAAGTACTGCACCGTGGCCTTGTCGATGCCGCTGCTTCGCAACGGGCTCGTACCCAATCTCAAGTTGGGGACCTTGGCGCAGTACTTCGGTGTTGATCCGGGCAATGCGCACGAGGCGCTCTCGGACGTTCGGACCTGCAGAGGGGTTTACGTCAAGCTGATGGAGATCTACGACGGGGCCATTGTTCCGATGCTTCCAAAGGCTGAGCCGGCGAGCTGAGGTGGCGATCACCAAGGCCGCGACGGACGCGACGATCTCCAACCTGACCAAGGACATCGCGCACCACGGGCAGACCATCGAGTCGCTCAAGAGCGAGCTGGCATCGACCAAGACGCAGCTGGTCAACGCGCTCACCGCGCAGACCGAGCTGGCCAAGTCGACCGTCGACAACGCCAAGGCCAAGGAGGCGTACAACGAAGCGATGTCGACCGCGGCTGGCATGAGCGGCGGTGGCAACGGCCGCCCTGCGCGCAGCTAGGTGTAGAACTTCAGGTCGCTACTCAGCAGCTTCCAGGCGAACCATCCAAAAAGTTGCGCATGCAGGTTGTCGTCAGGCTGCGTTGCTGCGTGTCGCCACACCTTACGACCTTGCATGGTGACCTCCTCGTAGACGTTGAGGATGTCGGTGATGGCCGGCTGCATCTGAGGAAGCATCGCGTAGATCGCACGACGATGGGTCAAGAACGTAGCGAAGTTGTCGATCAGCGTCGTGCGGTCTGTGTGATACGTCTGCGCGTTGGGGTTCCATTCAACCGGCTTGGAGAGAGCCATGTACCGGACTTGGATGACGCGGTGCGCACCGAGCTTTTCACGAAGCATCGAGTTGGCGAGGGCTCCTTCCCCTGCGTCACCGGCGACCATCTGGACCTGCCAGGCGTTGCACAATTCGACGATCTCGTCGATCCATCCGGTGGCATGGCCGTTCGGGAAGATCTTGTAGAAGAGGGTCTTGAGGCGTCCGTCACCGGTGTCACCCCAGATGTGGAGCACCGTGCGGGACTTGACGAGCCCTTCGGTTCCTTTCACCTCGGAACCACCGCCAGACCAGTCGACTCCCGCGACGGTTCGCGTGACGCCCTGGAGCGAGTTTTTCTCGGGCAAGCGTGTGATAACCAAGTTGGGGTCACACAGCGACTCGAGAATTTCCTTGGTAAGGAGCCGAGTACCGGTTGATGTCGAAACGCCGAGAGATTCATTCATAAATTTGACCTCGCCCCAGTTCTCCATCTTGAACAGGATGCGTTCCCAGCGTTCAAGCGCTTTGGCGTACTCAGGGTCGGAAGGATTCCACGCAGCAGGGACGTTTTCCGGCATCATAGGTTGCGAAATGTGAAAACCCTTGATGCGTGCGTTTCCATCCCCGCGTCCGTAAGGCTTCATGTCGACCCAGCGTCCGCGCCTCGGGTTGAGAGGGCGTCCGCAGCCCGGCTTGATGCAAATAGGTCCGAACTTGCCCAGCGCCTTGATGCTGTCGATGAACGTTGACGTCCCGCACGCATCGCATTTGATGCACCACTCGGTTTGTGACGACAGCGACCACAAGAATTCAATGGTGTTCTCCATTGTCTTGGGCGTGCCACAGTACATCGAGTACGCGTGGCTCGAGTTACTCATGCACTCCTCGATGACCGGGATGACCGGCTCGAAGAGAATGTCCTGGACCTCGTCGAAAGCGCAGCGGTCGGCGGAGTAACCGCGTGCACGGTCGGGGTCATCGAGAGCGTACGTAAACGCCATTTCCGACCCGTTACGCAGCATCCGCAAAAGAACGTTGTCGATCGATTCGGGGCCGACGAAGTATCGACGCAGCTCGGGGCTGTATGCCAGAATCTTCGAAATACGCGTATGTGAAAACTTGCGCGTTTGCTCTTGCGAAGGAGAAATGTAGTATGTTTTGAAGTGGGGAGCGCCGATCGTTTCGGCGATCATGAAGCACGCGATCGTTGTAGATTTGGCGACCTGCCGCCCCGTCTTCAACAGGATCTTGGGAAACTGGCCGTCATAGATCGCGAGATACATCGGGTAGTTCGACAGGGAAAGCTGCTTTCCCTCTACGTGAAAAAGCGCCTGCGCCAAGTCGGAACGCAGGGCTACCAATTCTTCAGCCTCGTGCTGAGCCACTAGAACCACCACAGGAGCGTTTGATGTCCACCGTAAAGACCGAGACCGCGGGTGAGTCCTTCACCGAGAAGCTTGACATCCATATGGTGTCGACCAGCACTTTCCGCAAATTGATCGAGTCGATGGCAGGAAGCCGTCTCGTCCTGGCCGCCATGGGCGCATCCGGCATCGGCAAGACCGCCATCCCGAAGCAAGCTGCCGCCGACCGCAACGTCCCCTACGTGGCGCTGCACATGCCGACGATGTCGATCGAGGACTTTCATGTTCCGACGAAGGCTGAGGATACCAAACACTACTACGATCGTCGAATTCCTCGGCGATTTCAACCCCTCTTCGAGTACATCGAGGCGGAGCGCCTTCGTCACCCGGACGGGAAGATTCCCAAGGGGCGCTGCCCGATCCTTGCCATCGAGGAGCTGAATCGTACGGTCGATAAGCATGTGTCCAGGGCTACCTTCACCCTGCTTGATGATCGCGTCATCGGAGACATGACGCTCCCCGACGAGGTGCAAATCATCGTCACGATGAACCCCGCCGGGGGTGGCATGTCGGTGAACGAGTTCGAAAAGGACCCCGCCATGCGGCGACGTCTGGTCATTGTAGGTGTGGCGGCGTCTTACGGAGACTTCATGCGTTTCGCTAAGGACAAGTTCCACGTCAAGGTGATCGAGCACCTCGAGGCACAGCCGCTGCTCTTGTACGATCTCGACGCTGCGCGAGCCGGAAAAGCATTCGCGTGCCCTGCGAGCTGGGACACCGTGTCCAAGCTGTGCGCTGCATTCGATGATGCGGGGGTTCCGTTGACGTCGTCTGAGGCACGGGCGGCCTTTGCGGGCGCGATCGGAGCTACCTCCGCCGAGGTGTTCGCGGAGTTCATCGTCGACGCGACCATCGTCATCACGCCAGAAGAAGTGCTCGGCAGCTATCACACCGGATCGACAGTTCAGGACCGGTTCAAGAAGCTCCTGACGGACGCACGGCAGGACAAGATCACCGCGCTGGCTTCCAACGTCGCGATGCAGATGTTCGTCAACACGAAGCGCAAGGTCGAGAGCTACGCTTCACAACTATCGAACTTCATGAGCGACCTGCCGGAGGAAAACAATATCGTCTTCATCCGGGAAATCTTCGCGCAGTCGAAGACGGTGCAAGACGGGACGAGGTACATGCAGGACCTCAACCGCGTGCTCGCGCAGCTTCCCGCGTACATCACCGCGGTGTCCAACATGCAGGTGTCCCAGAAGAAGGGCGAGGCCGAAGCTAAGGCCTAGCGAAGCAGCGCTAGGTCTCGAGCTGCGTCGGCCTCTTTGCTCCGGACGTGCAGCTCGATCGCCGCGAGGCGCGCCAGCTGCACGTCCTCTTCGGTCTCTTCGAACTTCGAGGCCTCGAGCTTGGCCTTGTCGAGCGCCTTCCACCTCTCCTCGACGCGGGTCCTCAACGTGTTGTTGACGTTGATGCGGTCGAGCGCTTCCTGAGCGAACAGAAGCTGTGCAGGCGCATAAACGAGCCCCTCTCGGAACATCACCACGGATGCGTACGCGCGCGGCTCGTGCTCGAAGCCGTGGGGGACTCCGTCGTGTTGGGTGATGATCCACTCGGCTTCCTTGACTGCCCAGGCAAGCTGCGCGGACGACGCTTCTTCGAGGGCGTCAGGATTTGCTTCGAAGCAATCAAAGGAAACCGCGGTCTTCTCGAACACGATGCCATCCCAATAGAACGACGGAACAAACAACAAGGAGATCCCTGCTTGGAGCTTGTCACGGTTACACGGAGGGACCGCGACCCCTTCACGCTCGAGGGTGACCCACAAGGTCTCCGGCTCCCAGTCGTGGAAGTCCCCGTACAGGTGTCGGGTGGCCAACATGAGCGCCACCGCCGAGGTACCGTTTTGCGCGAGCAAACGACGGGCTTCTCCCGTCGACGACGACGCCAGCTTGGTGCGTCCACGCAAGCGGTGAAGCTCCTGTTCGACGGAGGTCATTCAGTGACTCTAGCGCATTTGCTGCGCGAGCACGTTCTTCATGTCCAGCGGAAGCGTCTCGAGAATGGCCGCCAGCTTGTAGGGGTCCATTCCACCATGCCCGTCGGAAGCTTCTCGTACGAGGTCGTCGCCGATGACATCGCCAAAGAACGACGCGGGATACGACGCCAGGCGGGTCATCGATACGAACTTGTTACCGAGGTTCACGCCCTCGCCTGCGACCTTATCGGTGTTGAAGACCGAGAGCATCGGGTCAGGGAGTTTGCGGTCGTAGTGCCGGACCAGGCCCGCCTTCTTGTCCAGCGCGTCGATGACTTCCGCCAGCTTGATCTGAGTGTTGCGGTCGCGGATCTCGGCGGGCAGTGTTCCGACGGCTTCCGCCAGCTTTTGGAAAGCTTCCTTGTACTGCTCCGGGGCAGCTTCGGTCCTGGCGCCAAGCCAATCCTTCAGGATCTTTGTCGACGTTACTGTGAAGCCTGCGAGCTTGTGGGTAAGCGGCTTGAGCGTCACACCGAAGTAGGCTGCCTTCTCGACGAGGCGCGTGCACACCAGCGCGCGAGTTTCCACCGCGAGTTTGGTGTACCCCGAGACAACCTTCTCTTCGGCAAGCTTGACCTCAGCCGCATTACGCACGGGGATCAGCTTGCGGTCGGGGATGAGGTAGTTCTCGGGGTCGTCTACCGGGGCCGCCTGTTTGACGCGGGCGAACAGGTCTTCGTCGATTCCGTAGAGGTCGCACGCCTCCTTGAGGGCGGCGTCGACATGGCCTGGAACGCTCGGCGAATTTTCACGGTAAACCCGCGACAGCATCGCATGCTCGCGCGTGTGCAACGGGAACGCACGTTTTTCAGGCCATGCGAAGGCCGAAGACGGCAATGCATCCAATTCGTCAGGTTGGATGTCGACATCCCCCACGGCGGCGGCAAGCTTCGGCCTGCCCGCCACGAGTTGAACGAGAACAGCCAAGGTAGGGTCCCGGTACTGGTCGACCATGCCCTAAGTATAGGCCACGCAACGCCTTTCGCGGTGCGTGAATTCACAAGGAAAATCAGACATGAACGTCACCCTTTCGGAATTCTTCCTTTATCTTTTGACCCAGAAGAACTTTTTCGGACGGGTCGCCAACAGCCTGCAGCGCGTGGAGGAAAAGGGCTGCGGAACCATGGGCGTCGGCATCCGCGGCGGGCGCATCAAGCTGTTCTACGACCCCGTGTTCGTCAAACGGGCAAGCATGGCCCTCGGCGTTCTCACCGTCGAACACGAGATCATGCACGTGGTGCTTGATCACATCCCAAGGTTCCTCGAGGTCTTGGCCGCCATCGGCACCAACGCGGACGAGCGAACCAAGGCAGAGCTTGTCTACAACATCGCGATGGACTGCGCGGACAATGACCTGTTGCGCAAGACGGAGTTCTTCGACAAGGCGGAAGCTGAGTTCCGCGCGATGCAGATCGAGGATCTGCCTCCGGAGGTCCGCGCTGCGATGACACCAGAACGCTTGGAGCGGATGGGGCTCGTGCTACCGGAGAAGTACGATCTACCTCCAGGCAAGTCGTATGACTTCTATCAAAGGGAGTTGATGAAACGCGTCAAGCTCCTGACGCCGGAGGAAGTTGATCAGATTCTAAAGGATTGGCTTCACCAGCTCGGCGGCACCCACGCCAAGTGGATTGATGAGAGCCCTGACGGCGAGAAGCGAGAGATGCTCCCCGAGGAAGCCCAAGGCCTCGCGCACCAGCTGCGGACACAGCTCAAGTCGCTGCTCAAGACGGCGGTCAAGGACCAGCAGAAGGGTCGAGGCACGGTACCGGCGAACATCGCTGAATGGCTCGAAGAGTACCTCGAAGACCCGGTCATCCCGTGGTGGGAGATCCTCACCACGCGCATCAAGTCCACCAAGCGGTCGAAGCCAGACCGAGGAATCTCACGGCCGAATCGAATGCTGACGGCTATGTCGGAGGAGGACGGTACGATCCTCCCTGCGCTCGGCATCATCCGGGACCCGATGTACCGCGTCTTTTTCTACGTCGACACCTCGGGGTCGATGGACAGCGAGAGCCTCGCCATCGCTCGCGGCGAGTTGAGCAACATGCTCAAGACGGACGAGGATCTCGAGGTTCGCTACATGCAAGGCGACTGCACGACGCACTTCGACGAAGTGTTCCGGAGCGGGGAGGAGCTGCCGAAGGAAGTACACGGACGCGGCGGTACGGACTTCAACGAGTACTTCCGCTACATGGGGAAGTACTTGGGCAACGATGAAACGGCACCGGATCTGGTCATCGTTTACACCGACGGGTACGCCCCGGGGGTTCATCCGGACAACCGGTTTCCGTCGGATGTGCCGGTGATCTGGCTCGTCACGAAGCAGCACGCGGTGGACTACATCCGCGGTTACGGAGAGATCATCGTCTGTGACGCCAACCAGAACGCCATGTGGCGGTATGCACATGAGGCGCCATGACCCCCTTCGAAACCTTGATCGAGGAAATCAAGAAAGCCAAAAGCTCGCGTCCTTCACAACTCAAACGGTTCGTCGCGCTGTTTGCTGCGATGGACCTCGAGGAGGCGAGACACGCTATTCACCACTTCAACGTAACACTGCCTAAAGACATAGGGCATGTCGTTAACCAAGGACTTGTGCAAGAGCCTGGGTTCGTAGAAAAGCTTGGTGCGTTTCACACAGCCGCCAACGATGGGTACGTAGGTACGCGGATAGTCGAGTCGAACACGGTCACGCAGGCAGACGTCGACCAGTATCTTGGCTGAAGGCTGCGCTCAAGCAAAACCCCGCGTTTAATAAACGCGCATTCGCTAGTTGAAAACAGAAAGAAAGATCAAATGATTCACCACGACGCACGAGACTACGACGTAGCGGTCGGCCAGACCGTCAAGCGATTCCAAGCCCAGCTCGAGGAGACCATCCAAAAATCCCAGCGCTCGGCGATGACGGTCATCGAGAAGGTCAGCAGCGAGGTCCCCCGAGATCGAATCGTCCAGTCGCAGGCAATGATGTTCGCCATCGACGACGACACCATCCTCATGGGAACCAAGGACCGCAAGGCGAAGGGCCACTTCCGCGAAGGGCTCCACAAGCACGCGCTCAACCAGGTCTGTGACCGGGCCGGCGTTCCCCAGACCTACCTCAACCGCCTTCTCGAGAAGGACGACAACGGAAATCCAACGCGACCCTACGGCCGCGAGCTGCTGATCGAAAACTTGACCACCATTTACGCCAAGGAGGAGAACCAGCGGTTCCTCGTGCGCTCGGTCGACGATCAGGTCCGCGGTGTTCTGTCGGATTCGTTCCGCCGCATGGACTCGATTCCGGTGATCGAGGCGTTCGCCAAGACCTGCAAGGAGATCGGTGCCGTGCCGATCGAGGGCATGGGCGGCGATCTCCGCTGGGCCGTGAAGGCCATCCTGCCGATGGTGTTTCAGCCTTCGAAGAAGGCGGGCACCGAGGAGGTCATCGCGTTCTACGCACAGCTCGCCAACTCCGACTTCGGCAAGGGCGCGCTGTCGCTCCGCATCGGCATGATGCGTATCGTCTGCACCAACTACGCGACGCTCGATGAGGCGCTCCGTCAGGTCCACCTCGGAAAGCGGCTCGACGACAACATCGAGTTCAGCCAGGACACGTACAACCTCGACACCAAGACGATGGTGTCGATGGTCAAGGACATCGTCAAAGGCGCCCTCGGCCCTGGCAAGATCAACCAGACCGTCGGCCTGATTGGCAAGGCGCTCGAGGAGCGCATCGACCCGAAGCAGGCGTGGCAGGAGCTGCCCAAGCTCGGCCTGCTCAAGGGTGAGGTCGAAAAGGTGCAGGACATCTTCATGAACGGCGGTGTCGAAGAGCTGCCGGTCGGGACCACGCGGGCACGCCTGGCCAACGCGATCTCGTGGTTCGCGAAGTCCGCCGAAACGCCGGAGCGGCGCATGGAGCTGGAGATCGCGGCAGGCGAGTACATGACCGAAAGCAAGAAGCGGAAGGAGAAAGAGAAGGCAACTGCGTGAACGTCGCAGAGATGCGGAAGCGCTTCGCAGGGAAAAAGAAGCACCTCCAATTCATCAACGACATGCTGCGCATCGACAAAGAGGTCCGCCTCACCGATGTACTGTCTCGGCTCGAGGGGGTGAAGGTCGAATGAAGAAGAAGTCAACCAAGCCTCGAACTGAAAACCAGATCCGCGCCGAAATCGCGAAATGGCAGAAAGAGGTATACGGAGGAAGCCTGTCCCCCGCCGAAGCACAAGCAATTGCGTATCTAGGCTGGCTGGAGATTGCTTACATGGAAGAGTTCAGGCATCAAAATGCAAAAACGAGGACCGGCAAGAAAAACACCTAACGGACGTAATTGTCTGTGGTGCGGTAAACCGTTGATGCGGTTCATGCATTACAAACGAAGTAGTAACTTCTGCAACGCATACTGCAACATCACCCACCTGGAGTTTCTTTCCAACCCACCACGACTGAGATTGTTGATCTGTCATTACTGCGGAAAGGAAGAGCGTTTGGTGGTCGGGTTCGGGTGTGCCCAGCGCGATGCCGTCCGCGACTACTGCAGTAAGCGATGCAGGACATTGAATACAGAGCCGTCGCTTCGACCCCAGACACGCATAGTGATTTGCCCTTGTGGTGTTGTGGAACGCGCGGCACGGGAACCTGTTCCGCGTAGACCAAGGCAGTGGTGTCGCAAATGCTACACCGCAAGGTGCAACGCTTTCGCGCACGCAAGCCGTCGGCTAGGCGGCAAGATCCGAACTCTGCGAGCACCCGCGCACCGACGTGTGCGGGCTTACGTTGACTTGCTCACCGCGAGCATTCGTATGCGCACTTAGTCTGAGGGCGCCGGGAACAACATCCCGGCGCCCTCTTTTTTTAGCTTCTACACCTCAGTGTCGTCGACAAACGGGATCGAGTTCTTCTCGAAGTCGGGACACACGGCGATGACGGCGGCAAGGGCCGTGGTCTCCGTTGTCTGCGCCGTCGTGTAGGCCTGCGCCTTGGCGATCTGGTCCGCCTGCGCGGTCGCCAACGCGGCGCTGGCGGCGGCCACTTCTACGACGCGCGCCGCGTCGTAACCGTTGATGAGTCCCGTAAGGGTCGCAACGTCAACATCGTACGCAGCGAGGATGCTCGTCTCGTTTGTCCCTGTGTTAAGCGCGTCTTGGAAATCTGCCTTGTCACCCGCGGCTGCACACGCGGCTGCCGCCAGGAAGGTCGTTCCCTCCGACAACAACGCGGCGTGAAAGCTCGACGCTGCGCTCATGTCCGCATCGACGATGATGCCCTTGGCCACCATCGAATCCAGCTCGACTTCACGAGCACGTTTGTAGTTGTAGTCGGCGGTCGCACGCGTCAGCACAGCGTCGGCCTCGAGCTTCAGCAAGTTCTTTTGATAGCGGTCCTGCTTAGCGATCTTGTATGTAGCCGCCAGAACCTCGAATTGCGAATCATCAACATCCGGCAACGTGAAGATCTCGGGTGAGATGATCGGCGCATCGAAGTTCAGCATGTAGTCAACCCAGTCGGTGACCAACGCATTGACGCGGTCTTTGATAGCGACATAGGCCAGCTTCGCTTCAGAGAGCGTGTCGTAGTTCAAAACTACGATACTGGCGAGGTAGTCAATATCGACACCATCATCGCTGTCGAGACCCTCATCGCGGCCTAGCGGCAATTCACTCAGGTCTGCAATTCGAGCGACACGCTGGAAAGTATCGTCCTGGGGGTCATCTCGCGTGATGATACGCATCACGAACACGCCCAAGTGGGGAAGCTGTCCTGGAATGATGGCTCCCGTCATCGTACTGGTTACGACGAATCTCTGACGCGTTCCCGAAACCAGTTCAACGTGACGTGTTTGTTCAAGGGTAGCCATGAATCACTCCGGTACGATGACGGTGGTTGTATCGGACGAAACGCCCACTTGCACGGCGTTCAGCTCGTTCGCGAGAAACTGCGTGCGACTCAGGGTCATCGCGACATCTGCTTCCATTTCCTCGACGGTTCCCCAATCTCGAACAACTGAAGCAAGCCGATAGAACGCTGCGCCGTCTGAGACGGCCTGTGCGTACGTATCGGGGTAGGTTTCAATGTCTGCCACCGTTGCGTAGTGACTGAATTCTTGTGTCGTCGTTTTGAACACGAAGATCATCAGGGAGGCGTCGGTGGCCGCGTCAACCGTATTGTTCACGCGGTAAAGAGGTCCCGTAACAACCGACGTGATTTGTCGCAAACTGAATGAAACCGCCATTGCCGCATGGTACACCGAGGTTTCGCTCATGTACTTGGGGATCGACCAGAGCTTGAACGCAACCGGCTTGTGCCGGGTCCGCCCGAACGGACAGGTAGAACACCATGAGACGGTGATCCCTGGGAAATGCCGAGACGTTGAACGCCTTGCGTACGTAAAGAGCCGCGTGGCGCCTTTACTCGGGCTCAGTGTCTTGTTTGGAGCAGTCGAGGGCTACTCCTATAATAGTGTCGGCCGAGTTTTCGAACTAGGCGAAGTAGGCGGGGTGCTTCGCCTGCTCATGTTCGAAAACGAAGTCCCATACGTCGTCGTGCCGCCGGTCTCTCTCAAGAAATTCGCCACGGGAAACGCCAGTGCCGAAAAAGAAGACATGGTTGAGGCAGCCAAGCGGGCTGGTTTTGTCACGTCCGACGACAACCAGGCGGACGCGTTTTTCCTGTCGCAGATCGCCCGTTGCTATCACCTCGAGCTAGCGCCTCCTAACCGAGCGCAACTCGAGGTTTTGCATTCCTTGCGTTTTCCAAAGCCGAAGAAACCCGCGCGCCGTATCCGACGCGTCGTTAAAAACTCCATCTAGGAAAAGACCCCATGGACATCAGCGTGCTCAATCACCCGGCATTCAAGGAAACAGCGGAACCTCTTCAGGTCCGGAAGCGTGACGGGGCTACGCTGCAGGTGTTCGACTCACACAAGATTGAGTGCGCTATCCGGAAAGCATGGGAAGAGGCGGAAGGCACGGTCGACGAAGCGAAGGTACGCAAGGTCGTTGCACTCGCGATCAACACCCTCAGCGCCGAAGTGGCCGACGTCGAGCAGATCCAAGACGCCGTCGAAATCGCGCTGATGAAGTTCCGCCACTTCGCCGTGGCGAGGGCGTACATCGTTTACCGGGAGAAGCACGCGGAGCGCAGACAGCAACGCCACACGCCTGACCCGCTTGCCGTGTCAGAGTACATCCACCACTCGAAGTACGCCCGCCACATCCAAGCAGAGATGCGGCGCGAGCTGTACCACGAGACGGTGGTACGAGTCCGGGAGATGCATCGACGTAAGTTCGCCCATGTCGTAGGCCTCGACGCAGACATCTGCTGGGCGTTCGATCAGGTGCTCGAGAAGCGGGTGCTGCCGTCGATGCGTTCGATGCAGTTCGGCGGCGCGGCCGTTGAAGCAGTCAACAACCGCATCTACAACTGCACTTTTTCGTTCATCGATCGTCCTCGTGTTTTCGCGGAGGCGATGTTCCTCCTCCTGTGCGGCTCCGGCGTTGGCTATTCCGTGCAGTTCGAGCACGTCGACAAGCTGCCCCCGCTGAAGTTCATCGACGTCGACAACGTCGTGCACCACACCATCGCGGATTCGATCGAGGGTTGGGCCGATGCGCTCTACGCGCTCATGATGAGCTACGTCGAGGGCTACAACATCGAGTTCAACTACGCGCTGATCCGCAAGAAGGGCACGCCGCTCAAGACCAGCGGAGGACGCGCCCCCGGGCATCGCAGGCTCAAGGAGTCCCTCGAGCAGGTTCGCAAGATCCTCGACGGAGCGCAGGGCCGAAAGCTCCGCCCCATCGAGTGTCACGATGTCATGTGTCACGCAGCTGACGCTGTGCTCAGCGGCGGTATCCGACGCTCCGCGATGATCTGCCTGTTCTCGCTCGACGACAGCGAGATGGTCAACGCCAAGACTGGCTCCTGGTGGAAGACCCACCCGTGGCGCTCGAACGCGAACAACAGCGTCATGCTCAAGCGTGACGAAGTGAAGAAGAAACAGTTCAAGCGGATCATCCAGATGACCAAGGAGTGGGGCGAGCCGGGCTTCTACTTCTGCAGCGACTTCGACCACGGCACAAACCCCTGTGCCGAGATCGGCCTCAACCCCAAGATTGTCGTCGACGGCAAGCTCATCGAACTGCTCGCGCAGCGTGCCGATCGAGGCAAGTCGATTCCCGATGTAAAGATGGGCGACGTCATCACCGGCTGGGCGTTCTGCAACCTGTGCGAGATCAACGCGGCGATGTTCAAGTCGCCCGCCGACTTCGAGGTCGCCGCCAAGGCCGCCGCGATCATCGGAACCCTGCAGGCGGCGTACACGGACATGGCGTACCTGGGCTGGCAGAGCGAGGTCATCGCAGAGCGTGAGGCGCTTCTCGGCATCGGCATGACCGGAATGCTCGACGCTAGCGAGATCTCGTGTGACCCGGAGTTGCAGCGCGAGATGGCGCTCAAGGTAAAACAGTGGAACGCCGAATACGCTGCCCGCATCGGCATTCGTCCCGCAGCGCGAACCACCTGCGTCAAGCCGTCAGGGACCACGTCCCTCGAGCTGGGCTGCGTTGGATCTGGGCATCACGCGCACCACGCCCGTCGCTACATTCGACGCGTGACTGCCGACGAGATGGAAACGGTCTTCCTCGCGTTCAAGGCGGTCAACCCGCACATGTGCGTAAAGAAGCCCGACGGGAAATTCGTCATCGAGTTCCCTGTCGAGGCTCCTCCCGGTGCGGTCCTCAAGGAGGACCTGACGGCGCTCACGTTCCTCGACATGGTACGCAGCACCCAACAAAACTGGGTGCTTCCAGGCACCGCGGACACGAGCGTCTCTCCTGGACTAACGCACAACGTGTCCAACACGGTTCACGTGCATCCGGACGAATGGGACGCGGTTGCAGATTACATCTGGGACAACCGGGAGTTCTTTACAGGCGTCAGCCTGATCGCCGCGACGAGTGACAAGGACTACGCGTTCGCTCCCAATGAAGCCGTGGTCACCGAGGCGGATGAAGCGCGATACAACCAGCTCATCGCGTACTACAAGCCTGTCGACTACACGGCGATCCTGGAGTTGGAAGACGGGACGAACCTCACCGGCGAGGCGGCCTGTGCCGGCGGTGCTTGCGAAGTCAAGTTCTAGCGAACAACTCGATTGATTTGGGGTCCCTTCTTGATTGAAGGGACCCTTCTTCTTTTGGTACATTCACAAAATGCGCAAATGCAACAATTGTGAGAGTGAGTTCGGGCCTGGCGTCAGCATCACCGATGGTCTGGTGATCCGTCAAGGCGAAGTCGTCGTGGGCGCAATCTGTCCGGAGTGCATTTCCGGTGTAAAGACCTGCAAGGTCGTGCTGAAGCAAAACGAAATCGGACGGCTGATCTACAACCAGTACTCCGCGCTCGAAATGGAACAGAAGGCGTTCGGGAAATCCGAATGAGCCGGGTCGAGCACAAGCTCGGCATCACCGAGGTCCTCAAGAGGCTAGCCTTCTACTACCTCAAGAAGGGCGAGGGCTCCCACTCGATCGAGCATCACGTCTACGACGAAGTCGTGGTGCGCGAGCTGTACGACTGGCACTCGCCGGACAAGAAAATGCCCCCGAAAGGGGGCATGGTCGTTGAGTTCCGTCGTTTGGGGGAGCGCGTTAGATGGGTCGAGTTCGGCTGCCACTACATCGGCGGTGGCGGCGAATCGATCATCCGGGAGGTTTAGGTCAACCGGGCTGCGCGCCAACGGCTGATGTCGTCGTCGTAGGTTACAACCACACAACTCTTTGCCGGCACGGTGATGTCTGCCGTGCCCGAGCAGTGAATGCGGTCCGTCGCAGTCCCGATGAGACCGTCCTCGTGTCCGATATCAACCGTCGTGGTGCCGGTATTCCAAACCTCGATACGACGCCCCTTTCGCCCTCCCGTGAATCCACCGATGACGTGTGTTGTTCCTCCGGGACATGCAACGAACAGAGTAGAACAGTTCTGATTGAGCGTAATCGAAGCAGTGGTCAACGTGGCCAACGCTTCGGAACGCTGGAAGCCGTAATGGCAAACAGCGCCAGCGTTATCCAGCCGAGACACATCCGCGTTAGTGCTGCCGCCGCTGTTTCCTTGATTACCTGCGATAACCGGGGTCGTACCAACCGCGTAAGGCACGCCATAGCAGTGGTTGAAGATGTTTCCGACGATACTAGCGTTGGCGCCCAGCGCGATGATTCCGGCTGACGGAAGGCCGACGGTGCCCACGCCGCGAAACATGTTACCCGACACGGAGACACCCTGGCGCGCGTTGAGTCCAACAGCAACCCCGCTAGGGGATCCGGCGGGGACAGCCGCGCCGGACAGGTCGATGATGTTTCCAACGACTGTCATCGGCCCCAGGTTACTGGTTACGTCGTACAAGCCAAAGTCAGCGGTCTCGAGAGTCGTACGAAGTACGTTGTTCGCGACGAGCGAGCTGTAGAAATCGTCGTTAAACTCGATCGCAGCGCCTTGCGCCCAGTTAAGGATGTGGTTGTTTTGGATAACGACGGGGCCGCCGTTTCCCCAAACACTAACAACACCGTTGGTGCTCGAGCCTGGGTCACACGCGGAAACGTGGTTTCCTTCGAGAAGGGTTTCACCGCAAATCTGAACTGCGTTTGTGTTGAAAGCACCCGTGACGTAGTTGTTTGAGACCTGATTTCCTGTGCATACCGCGGTCAACGAAGACGCGAGGTTATCGTCCGACACGGCAATCGCGATTCCGCCTGTTTCAATGTGGTTTTTTTCGATGCAGTTGTTGTGTGAGTCGTAGCCAACGAAAATACCCGCGTCAAACGCGTCACCCAACCCGCCCGTGATCTTGTTGCCGCTGATGACAGCGTTGGACATCTGTTCTAGTGCAATAGACAGCGTGATCGCTGTGTGCGCCATGCCGAAGAATTCACAATCACGGATCCTCCAACCGTTGTGCGCAGCGGTTGAGATAACCTCGATCGCGTGGACGCCGCGTCCGCCGTTGATGCGGCAACGATTCAACTCCCACGTATTGCACGCGGCGGTACCGCCGATGTCAATCAACCCGGATCCGACGGCAGTAGGAACGTTGAAACGGATGTTCTCGAAGATGACGTCGTCAACGGTTCCCGATTGAACAGAGAACGCGGCAACACCCGACGGTGTGTTGATGTGTCCTTGTCCTGGTTCGTTGGCACGAATAGTCACGCTGTCGGTGAGCACGATCTGTGACGTCATCGTGACGTCGCCTTGGATGACGATCTCCAACGGCGAGTCCTCACCCACAGAACGCATCATGACGACCCATGCGACGGCGTTCTCGAGCATTTGGAAGTCCCCGTAAGTACCTACGGTGATAAACTTTCGGCTATTGAAACGCGTGTGGAACCGACGCAAATCGGTGATAGTTGTGATTGCGCCGCCTGCCGTGACTGCCTTGTACAAGACCAAACGAGGCAGCGTAGTCGCGGTCGACGCCGATGTTGTGTCCTTCAGGTCGCCGTCGGTGTCGATGTAGACGTAGTTCGTTGTCGCATCCGCGAGCAGCGTGGTGTCCACGGCTTTAGTGGTCTTGATGCCGTTCATCCAGTACGTGCCGCCGTTCACCGAGAACGTCAAGCCAGCGTGCGCACCTTGGCTGAATTCGAGGCTGCCGTCGTTCATGACGACGCTGCTCATGATGTCCGTGAGCGCGACGGAACCGACGCCACCGCCGAGGTCAACGGCGATAGCCCCCGCGAAAATTTGCTGCCCTGAAATGAAACAAAGGCGTCCGTCAACCACCTTGCAAACCGGGATCGCGTTGACCAACCGATCCGGACTCACACGGGAGTTGAACAACGACGCGGTGAGAACCGACGTGTTGGAATTCTCCGGGATCGATTGGCGTCGCCCGCCGTCAGTGGCAGGCGAAGTATCGATCAATGTGCTGTACTGGACGCAGAGCGAGTCACCCTCCAGGAGGGGGTTCCCGCCGATTGCGAAGAACGCCGCGAGTTGAGCCGGCGTGATCGCGTGCGCCTCCGCGTCATGGTTTCCCGTTTGACGACGAATGGATTGCGGGCGTTCGATAAGGTCAGCGCCCAAGGCACCGCCTTGCAACGCTGCTGTACAAATATTGTCCGTGTTCGCATTCACCAATGCGTTGAGCGAATTGATGATTGTCGTCAAGTCCGTCGAGGCGGTCGCGGTGATAACGATGGACATCGTCTCTTCATCCGCCAGCACGCAACTGTACACCGTGCCCGATACGACCGTGATGTTGAGCTTGTGCCCCCCCTGGAAGTCACGGAGGAGACTGGTCACCAGAATTGCGGCAGAGCTGCCTGTGGCTCTGTCGAGTGATAGGGTGCCGAACGACGAGGCGGTCGGAGGCACGGGCGAAACCTGCACGCCTCCCCGTGTCAGCGCGGGGATGACATAGAGGACATCACTGAGGACAAAGATACCGGACGCGCCTGCCGTCACCGAGCCAGGCCAGGTGACCTTGCCCGGACCTGCGACGATCAGCGCGCGGTCTGCGTCAGCGAGGTACGCCAAGTCCTCGATGGCACCGCGCACCTTTTCGGTGCGCAGACGCAGGTTGTCAATCGGACGATTGAAAATCGTCGCGCTTACAGCCTCCCCGTCGACAATGGGCTCGGCGGCATCAGAATCGCTGAAGCCGGTCTCGTCTTCGGCGTAAACTGGAAATTGACGGTAGGTGCCTGTAGACATCGTGGATTTCCTTGATTACGCGGTAAAGGCGATTCGCCAGCTGTACTCGACCGTGATTGCGACCGTCTTGATGATCGCGGGGTGTGTTTGACGTGCGAACATGCGCGGGTCACCCGCAGCTACGCCAGGAGTGTCACTGGGCGTTGGCGTAACTGCGTCACCCGCCGTGAACAGCCCCGCTTCCTGCAGCGTATTGCCGTTGGCGTCCACTGCTTCCAAGGTCGACGAGAATTGCAGCTCGCCGGGGACGCCGGTGACCTTGTCGACATCGGCCAGCTCCTTGCCGATGATGTAAGCCCCGAGGTTGGTGTCTGCCCTAGACGCAGCCGTGTTCGACGTGCCCATCCGCATCGAGAAGATGGTGTTGGCGCTCGCGGCAGGATCGGTCGCGCGTTGTGCAAGCAGCTCGACCAAAACGTCTGCAGCAAGGAAAGTGATCTTGTTGCGGATTTCGATTCGTTTGCGCTCTTTGCCTGATTTGGCGTCGCGCACGACGATCGTAAGGTCGCCCCGCATGGGGATGCCGTCATTAAAACCACGATCCATGTTGGTTACCCTAACGTAAACTTTCGAAACGCTCAAGGAATGACGATGG